GAGACTAATTAAGTTTATTAAAATCAATGTATTTTTGAAAAGCTTCGGTATAATTTTCAACCTCATCTTTTTCTTTCAAAAGATCGTTTAAAATAGTGCTTAATGGAGCTGACCAAATAATACCATTATATTTTACTGCATCGGCTAATAACTTGTTTTGATCCGTTTCGCCTCTCCTAATGTTTTTTATTGTCCAAGTGTAGGACTGATTCAGTGTATCATCTTTTACTAAACCGCAATTGACTGGTAATTTATTGGTTGATACTTCACCTATGCACTTATCACCGACATAGACCATTAATTTGATTTCACTCATTGTTTTGGTTATTTACACCAAACTTACTGAATATTTTCCGTACTACCATCTTGCGGTAATAGATTCGCAGGGATGTGAAACACGTCCATTGTCGAATCTGCTTTATATCCCATTGCTTCGCGCTTTTCATTTTCCTTTAACCAATAAGCGCGGGATAACCATTCGGACATCTCTTTTCGGTCGGCTTGTAGTTCGGGGATGTTAGACTTTACAATTCGTATTTGTAAATTCTTTCCGTAGGCGGGCATTACGTGCCTGTTAAATTCATCCGCGAACCCTTGCACCTCTGGAAGTACCCCGTCAATGAAACTAACCTTTCTCGCCTCCTTCATGTTGTTAAATGAACTTGCCTGTTTAGCTCCAAATAAAGCAGGGTCAACATGAAAAACGGTACAAAGTTCCTCGCGTGTCATTCTCGCGTCCTCAATCAAAGCAAGGTCAACGGGATTAGCCCCAAAATTAATATAACCGTAGTCTCCTATGGTATTAATGATGCGGCCCTTGTTATCCGTACCTCTTACTTTGCGATCTAGTTGGTATTGTGCTTTCTTGCGCTGTTCGTCCGTAATATCTCGCGCTAGTTCCGTATCTTTTTGGAATAAGACCCCAAGCGCCCCCATATTATCAAAGCTTGACTTTGCCGCCGCGTTATTGCTATTGGATTTTTGTATTAATCTCCAGGCCGCTTGCATTGGTGAAACTCCGTAAACGTAGCTAGAATAGTCAGCATCATAATTGGCATATCGTGAGTGCATTACCTCGTTGGCTTCAAACTTGCTATCAATTACGGGCGTATGCCTTACGATATAACCGCCAATAGGATTAAAGTCTGAACCCGTCACAATTTCTGTAATAGGTGCGGGTAGTACGTGCATCTCATTTAGTTTACCCTTATTTACTCCGTTCTCAATGAAAGGTGTATAAATGTAGCTATTGCCGTCAATAAACTTAAACCCGTAGAACTGCTCGAAAAATTCTTGCTTCCCTTGCCACTTGTTCGGATTCTCTAAAAGATCAAGTACCGGATGGTCTTCAATTACCTTGTATTTACCACCTTTTAAATATTCCACTACCTCAAAGTCAATCATTGCGCACTTTTGCGCTTTCCATTGGATAATAGCGTAAACGAGCTGATTAATGTTATAACCATTCGTTACATATTGAGTAGTATTTGCTTCCTTCCAAATTGGGACCTTACTACCAAGATATTGATAAATTGCCCGCGCTACCTTTTTACTCGGATCGGTTAATTCTTTGACTACTTCGTCCTTATTAACTTGCTTTTTGAAAATATTATCAAATAGACCCATATTTTAATCGAAATAAAATTGCACTTTCTTTTTTACGCTATTCTCTACCACTCCTGTCAAAGCATCGGGTCCGTCATCGTGTTTGTTCTTGCCCTTTGCCATGTATCTCTTAATTGCCTCGCTAAACTCATACCATCGCGTTTCCCAGTCCTGAGGATACCTAACAAAATTTTGAACATTTGCACTTTGGCTAAATATCCGAGATTCTTTGTTACTGGATTGGTGGAACCATTTAATACTACACCGCACCCGACCCTCATTTAACATCCTTTCGACATTTCGCGCAAATCCCCGCCCGCCGTTATTACTTTCGATTCTAGCTAAAGAAACTTCGTACTTTTCAAGCTGAGCCGCTACCATGCGCTCCGTGTCCTCCATTGGTTTTTGAGTGTAAACCACGTCTAAGAGATAAACTAATTCATCTTTAACGAGATATACAATTGAGCAAAGATAATCTTTCCCCGTGTCGGCGGTATCTATGTATGCTTCAATCTTGTAACGTCCGTCCGTTGGTAAATCTGAGTATTTACGGAACTCGGAATATAAAACCCCTTCGCGCGGTGCGGGATTCTGCATATACTGCCTATCGAAGTTAGTGGGGTTTGCCTTTCGCATCTTTTGCAAGTCCTCGATAGTATGCTTGTGAGGCCATAAAGCGGTGCCGTCCTCTTTAATTACTGGAATCTTTATTACTTCCCAGTCGTCCGTATCTTCTTCGATTAGATAGCCGCATAAGTCCTCAGGGTGTAATCGTTGCATAATTACGATAATAGGAGTATCCCGACTATTTACACGGTTCTTTATGGTACTATCATAACGTTGATTTATACGCTCTCTTATAGTTTGGCTTTCCGCGTCGTCTGGTTTAATTGGATCGTCTATAATTATAGCCCCATCAAACTTGCCACTAGGCTGAATTGAACCCGCGCCAAACCCTGTAATTTGTCCACCCGTCGAAGTAGCATAAACCCCACCGCCTTGAGTAGTGTACCATTTGTTTTTTGCGTTGCTGTCCTTCTTTATCTGAACGTGGGGAAATAGATCTTTATATTCCGCTGAGGTAATTATATCTCGGACGGCCTCGGAATTATCAAGGGCTAAACTATCTGAATAGCTGAGGTGAATAAATGCGGCCCCTTCGTTATTTGCTAAGCACCAGGCAATAAAATTCTTAACGGCTATTTGTGTCTTTCCGTATCGCGGCCCTATGTTTATCAATAGCCTTTTAACCTCTCCACTATAAACCCGCATCAAAGCCTCAACAATAACTCGGTGATGGTCGGCAATGATAAAAGGCTCATTATGTAGCTTTCTATGGAAATACTGATTAAAACGCAAAAAAGAGGCCGTTAAAACCTCTCTGTAAATTACTATGTGCTTTGGTGATAAACTCATTTTCGACGTTTTCGGGTATTTTTTAGCTTTTTACTTGTCTCCACCCCGTGAGAGATGTTAACCAATCCCTTTAAAATTAAGCATCCGACTAAATGAGGTATTTTTTATAATTCATTGTTAAAGTCATCTAATATACCCTTAATTTCGTCCTTATCTACGTTTACGTTGTAGTTGATTGTCGCGCTTGGTTCTTTTTGAGCGTCCCCAAACATCTTAGGGTAATACTTGCTTGCTTTCCATTTAAGGGTCTGTATCATAACATTAGCTACCGATGCCTCAATAGTTCCAATATGAACATCCTCCATTATTTCGTCAATCTTTTCATCAACCGACTCTGCCTTATCTTGAACAGCCTTTACATACAGGGCCGATAATTCATCATGATCTTGTTTCCACAATCGGAAAGTTGACCATGCTGGATAATGTTTTTCAGATTTTAAAACAGCTTTAATGTTTTGTCCATCTGCTATTTGATCGCATATTTCTTTACATAACTCGTAGTCGTATGTGCTTGGCCTTCCTGCTCCCATGTCTCTATAATATTAATGATTTCTTTTATACTTTGAAGTTTAAACCACTCTCCTTTTAAATGATGTTCCTTTAAATAATTATGAATAATAAACTCTAAGTCATAAGCTTGATTCACTTTTTTGACTAAAATCGTCTCAATGTCAAAAGGAAGTATTGCCTCTATGTCTTTTAACCTTCGTGAAGGATTACTAGAAACACCGATTTTATAAATATTATCGTCTTTTGATTTTATAATGTAAATACTGCTATTTGGGAATTTTACCTGGTTCACCTTTCGCGCATTATCCCTACGGTAATCATTTAGTTTTTTGGCTCTACTTCCTAAAACGTTTGCTTGACATTTTATTCGTTTTTTATACTTTGGGTTTTGTATTACCAAATCATATCGTGAAGTATCAATATCATCGGAGTTCAACCATTTCCAAAACGTCCTAGAAGATGGCATATCGCTATCCTTTAAAATTAGGTTAACTGATTGGCCTTGTTCTATCCTTTCACATATTGAATCAAAGATGCTATCTATCTGTTTTTTAGTGTAAGCCATGTCCTTTGTATTATTTTGCTAAGGTAGTTAATTAGTTGCTTTCCGATTGTTCTATGGTTTTGGTAGTCCTTGTTCGTGTTCTCCGCTTTCTAAATTAAAAAACCTCTCTAAAGGTGTTAGTCCTTGTCCGTCCTTTATATCACATAAATATAAACCTTCCTCTTTTAAACTGAAAAACTTATAGCTTAGTCCGTGATCTTTTATTAGGTCAAAGGTTCCGGCATCTAGTCCAATGTCTTTACTAGGTTGAAAAACTTTATAGTCAATCGGTTCTAGTGATTCCTTTGAGTATGTTTTTCCTGCTCCTGCTGGCTCTCCTTTTCGGTGGTTTGTATATCCAGGCCATCTATAATGCCTCTCAGTCTGTAAGGAATAAAAGTATATATCCGAAAATGCAATATGATCGTAGTTTTGTATTTGCTCAGTAATAAACCTCACAAAGTCCTCATTAAAAATATCGTCCGAACCTATGCAAATAACCGCGTCAAAATCTTGGCCTTTCATTAATTCAAATCCTTGGTGAAACTTATTCCAAAGAGGTATATTCCCTACTTTATAGCTTTGTAATCGTTCTGAGTAGCTTTCTAGTAGATTCCCATCCTCTTTGTTGGTATAACCATAGATAAAACATAAATCAATATCGGGCGCTAAATTATCCGCTACAATCATTAAGTAATCGAGGCATTTTTTTACTGTTTTATACCTTCCGTGCATTGCGCTTTGTACAATTATTCTCATAGTTTTAGCCTATTTAATAACACCTCATTTGTTTTAATCCGTCTAGCAGGAACGCCCGCCCAAATTTCAAAGGGCTGCATTTGTTCTTTTTTTGTTAGGCAGCTATTCATTCCTAGCATCGTTCCCTCTGGTAGTTCTAAATATTGATGAACTGAGCTGTTTAAAGCGATGTTACAATTTTCACTTAATACAACGTGTCCACCTATTGCGCAATGGCATGATAGAACACAATTAGCCCCTATAATGGCATCATGTCCGACGTGTGCGCCTTTCATTAACCAAACGTCCTCGCCTATAATAGTGGCTCTTTCCGTTCCGCTATCTATGGTACAATGTCCGAATAGTTTAGCCCCTTGTTTTATGTCTACTCCTTTATCCTCGGTCGCTCCTTTCTTTTCGGCAGGAAGTCCGATTAAGCAATATGGGCCAATTTCAACATCTCCCTCGATAATTACGTTCGGACCTATAATAGCTGTCGGGTGAATCTTGGCGTTTGGGCTAATCTGTTGCATTTTCCTTTTGTCGTATTACTGATAAAACCGCGCTAGGATATATTTCAATTCTATCTGAGTTATTATCTACCCGCTTATTAGTTATTATTGTCACCCCTCCTTGAATACTATTACCATCTCTTTTTTCTCCGACGCCTACTATTTCAGTATTTACCATTCTAAGATATTGAATCGTAAAGGTTTTATCGTCATTTTCCCAAATTGTACCGCTAAAAAAAGGTTTCATTTTTGAATAATGCGGTACGATCGTTCCGACTTGTTGCATTAATTCGTATGGTACTTCTGAGTGTACGGTAATTTCACCTAATTCAGGGTGTTTTACTGCGATTGTTTTTACTTGCATTAGTTTGTTATTTCTGATTTATACTTTTTCCACTTATACCCCCCTGCTGTCTTTTGTCGTCCGTCAATAGCTTTCCGTATTCCGATAGGGGCAATGTCCATTTCATAGGATGCTTCTATTATGCTTGGAAAGTGTTCTATTTCGTTTCCGTCGATATCCATTTGGACTACTGGAACGCGGTGTTTGTTTTCAGCCTTTCCGCATCCCTTACAAAGATTGTTTTTTATTGCGGGTTTTTCGCAATGGCATTTTATCCGATTCATTTAGTTGCACATATCCCCATAGATTGAGGTGTTTTGGTTAATATTGCACATATCCAATTGTTGTAGGCAATCAAAATGCCCTGTCTCTGCAACTTTCACAAAGCCCCCTAAACATTTCAATCTCTTCTTTATCATAGTCAAGCTCACAATTAGGGCATTTTAACTGTTCGCTTTGCCCTACAACAAAATGTAAACGCAATTGCTCGTATGCGTCTTTCGATAAATCAATTCCGTATGCGCTGCCTGTTTGATCGTGCTGTACTACAATTTCAAAGCCATCGTTCTTTGGATGTACTGTTACTGTTTCCGTATTCATAATAATATTTCGTTTAAATTATCCGCAACTGACGTTTACACAAACCGTTAGCGTTCATTTGCCACCACCACAGATTCACCCTTAATAGATTGGTCTACAAGTACATTATCTCTTGAACTCAATTGTAATGCTCTCACATTTACAGGCACGTCAATTATTGCATAACCATTATTCAAGTCTTGTACTGTTGTATCTTGGTAACTAATTTTTGCAATCAACTTACCTTCTTTGTTCGTGTTCAATTGAATCACTTCTAAATTTTCAATGTTTTCCATAATTTTAGTTATTAATGCCAACGCTCAAAAACGAAACGCTAACAAAGTGTATATGTAATAAGGCTAATTTAGTTCAGTTCTTCGGTTCAATGTACGTGCATAGCCTTACTACACATACACAAACCGTTGTAAAACATACTATCACAGGTCACCCACTTCTGAAAGTATATTTCTTAACACCTTAATTTGTGTATTTAATTCCGCAGCTTCTTTATCCATACTTGCAACTTCATCATCAGGGGTTGAGCTATCGTAATCTTTTTCATACCACATATTCACACAAAGATAAGCTGCTTCTTTTTGCTCCAAAGTACGTTTTACAACATTGGCTATATTGCATTGCTTTTCTGTGTGGTACAATTCAGCAAAGTGCATAAGAGTATTGTCAAATTCTTCTGGCTTTAGTTCTAAAGAATCTCTTTCGTTGTTAAGTAACTGTCTGTAATTTTCGCTTTTCATTTTAATCTAATTTTCGGTTAATATTCGCAACGACAACATAGCCGTTGCCGTTAGCGGCAATCACTTATTACTCTCGTATATCCCAAAATGTAAGGCGAGGTGATTAGTTAAAAGTGTTTCCGTGTGTTTATTCTCCAAAGCCCATCGGATGTCGTAGCGGTTCTTTAAATAGCTTCCGAGGCTTTTCTTTCCTGTCGATGGTGGTGTTTTATCTTGTGGCATTTTCCGTGAAAAATTTTACTAATAATTTCAAATGCTCTAGGTTGGTTATTGGTAGTACGTTCCCAATATCCCCTTCCTTATGGTTTTTCAATCGGACTAAAGTTGCATATCGCGTTTCTATGTCCCAATCAAAATAAAGGCTTTTAGTGATGTTTTTTGTTACTGTGGCGTAATCATAACCGAACTGGTCAAGATACTGCGAATCGTGTATCTCTTCGCGTTTAAAGCCTAATTCTATTACGTCCTTATATTTTATTGGTTCTTGCATTTTCCGTTTTTGGTTTACGCCCTAAAAGGCTCTGTTTTAAAATCGGTTACTTTCTTTCCGTGTTTTTTGGCTTCTGCTCGGATCTCGGCTTTTAAATCCGTCCGGTTGATGAGGTTACAAATACCTCATCGTTAAAGTTGTTAGTGACTTTTATCATTAGTAGTCTAGTCCGTGAAAATTATACAATTGATTCTCGATGTCTTCAAATATCTCATCCGTAATAATGTCTTGGATGTCCTCGCGCTTATGCTCGATTGAGGATATTTCTATGGTAGTTGGGTAGGGTGGGTCTGTCCGCGTTTCCGCTTGCCCCTCTTCAATAGTGTAGTGTACTGTTACTACTACTAATTTTTCTCCTAGTTCGATGTCTAGTGTCATGGTGTTTTGGGTTTAAATTCTAAGCAAATGTAAAATAATTTTTTTACATAAGTCAGTTGTAAAGAAATAATTTACAACTTACTATTGATTAACTGGTTTATCTCCTCGATCTGATTTGAGAGGCTTACTACTAATTTGCTCATTGCTTTCCAGTCCGTTAAATGCCTATCTATCCGACCTTGGAGGCTTGCAATAGTCGTGTCCTTTAAGTGCGTTGGTTCGATGTATTTAAACTTCTCAATAGTCGGAATATAGGCCGTTTCTAAATCGTTTATGTATTTCCGTAGTCTAGGCTCAATTTTCATCCGATCTAATATTGCCGAGTTTCCGTGCATTACGGTTGCATGAGAGTAGTTTACAAATCCTCCGATAAGTTCAAACGGAACGTCATAGTGATATTTCCGCATTAGGTAGTAGAATGTTTGCCGGGCAAATACTACGGATAACTTCCGATTCCGTTCTTTTAATCTATCAGGCTCAATGTCCATGTACTGACATATAAAGTCAAAGGCATGATTTAGCTTTTCTAGCTTTTGGATGTCTTGGTAATTCATTTGTTTTGGTGTTAAAAAGGGTTTTGATCTTGGTTAAAGTCGTCTAGCGGTAAGTCCAGATTGTTTAGTTGAGGTTCTTCTAAGTCGTAAAAGTTCGTGTATTTCCCTTCAAAGCCTATCCGATTTCTAGCTAGTCCGCCATTGCGATTCTTAGCCACAATATACTCAGCTTGTCCGTCCGTGTTTTCTCCGTTGTAGTCTTCGCCCCAATTATCCAGTCCGTAATACTCAGGACGATATAAGAATTGAACTACATCCGCATCCTGCTCGATGGCTCCCGATTCTCTAAGGTGCGATAACATCGGGCGTTTATGCCCGCCTTGCGCCTCTACGGATCGAGATAACTGACTTAGAGCAATTATCGGAATATTTAATTCTTTAGCGACTTGTTTTATTCCGCTGCTAATCTTGCTAATTTCTTGCTCTCTATTCCCTTTCGCATTTCCAGCCCGCATAAGCTGCAAATAATCTATTACTATTAACTTGATACCTAATTTAGATTTCATGCGCTTAGCGTTAATCTTAAACGCCTCTATTGAGATTGCAGGAGTGTCATCTATGTAGAGATTGATTTCCTTAAACACTTTCATCGACTTATAAGCCGTTTCCGCTTCACTTGGTGTTAATCCCGTATTCGTGAACTTATCCCCCTCTAATCGGCTCTCACTTGATATTATCCGATTCGTTAATTGCTCCTTACTCATTTCCAAACTAAAGACCGCTGTCGGATTTCCTAGCCTTGCCGCGTGGGTTGCGTACTTAATTGCTAGGGCTGTTTTTCCCATTGATGGACGAGCTGCTAATATTATCAATTCGCTTTCTCGCCATCCGCCCATCTTAGAAGTTAATCGGTAGAACGGTGTTGGAATACCTGGCATTATTTCCCCGCGCTGAATCTTCATAGCTTTCTCAATTTGCGGGTCTATTAAGGTTCCTAAAGAATGCTCTTGAGGTTTCACGCTTATCTCGCTAACTTGGTTTAAGTCCGCGTAGGCCGTTTCGAGTAGATCGAATACATCGCTTTTCTCTTGGTATGCCAAGTCTATTAACCGTGCGCTATTCTCAATTATCTGCCTTTGCACGAACTTTTGAACGACTACGCGGGCATGGTAGTCAATCCGTGCGGAACTGCTAACCTTGTTAGTTAATTCGATAATGTAGGCTTCCGTTCCGACTTGCTTAATTTCGTTCTTTTCCCTTAGTCGCTTGCTTACGCTTAAAAGGTCAACGGGTTGGTTGTCCGTGTATAGTTCTATGATAGCCTTAAAAATAAGTTGGTGCGAATGCTTGTAAAATGATTCCGTGCTAAGTATGTCGAGGACTTTTTCAGGCGCGCGTCCGTCGATTAATAAAGCTCCTAAAATTGCCTCTTCAAAGTCTAGTGCTTGTGGTGGTATTCTTCCTTGGTTCATTGGTTTTCTATTTTAAGATCATTTGATTGACTCTATTTGGTTGTTTATCCTATTGGTACTGATGGTCGGGTTTGTTGATGAGGTTGGTCTTTTCCGTGGCTTGAGTTGGTTAGCCATTCGTCTTTAAATCCCGCCCAACTTCGCTCTATGCATTCGGTTAGTATTTGGTCGGCCGTAAGTTTGGATTTTTTTACTTGCTTAATAAAAAGGTCAGCCGATGTTTGAGTATTGGCTGCTTTCTTTTTAGCCCTTACTTGGATCCAGTCTTTAAGTAGTTGTTTATCGCAGTTCAATTCCGATAAAAGAAAATTGAAAAAAACAAAAGGCGCACTCTCTTTATCTTTTTTTATTTTATCTTCTTTTATCTCTTCTTCTCTTATCTTATCTTCTCTTATAGCATTGCTTTCGCTATGCGTTTGCATTGCGTTCGCATCCTTTTCCTTATCCCATCTAGCTTTAGCACTCTTTGCAGCTGTCTTACTTTTATTTTTTACCTCATAAAATTGCTGATTAAGAAAGGATATACTAATAGTCTCGTCCTCATTGATCGTTATAATATTGCAATCAATAAGCGAATCTAGCACCTCCGTATTGCCGTTGCAATGCTTTTGCAATGCGAACGCATAAGGTAAAACGCATTTCCTTTGCCAATAAGTGCAACAGATGTTTAAGAAAGCAAGCTGAGTTTCTGCGGGCATCATTTGAATATCTCCGTTTTGCCATTCGCTCGGCTCGAATTTGAAATATGGTAATTCCTTTGCCATTATAATTTAGTTTTTAGATGCGCCCATTTTTCACCTCTAACTATCCTTGTTATATGTGTAGAACTTATTTTGTATTCTATGCCTAAACTATTAAGAGATTGGCCGCAATTAGCTTTTTTTCTTATTTCTAAAACTTGATCTTTGTTTAGCTTTGCATTTCCATTCTTTTCACCGCGTACTACTTTACCCGTTCTTAAATTCAATTTAAATGCGTGTATGCTATTTTCTTGATTTGTAGCCCACTCTAAATTACTAAGCACGTTGTTATGAGTATTCCCATCAATATGATTTACTTGTGGCTTACTATCTTTATTACTGATAAAAGCAATAGCTACTAACCTATGTACTTTCTGAGTTGTTTTAACTCCGTTTTTATATAAGGTCACTAAGTTATACTTAGCCTTAAATTCCGTTTTTAAAATCCTTTCTGATAAACTGCCTTTTGATTTTAAACGCTTGACTCGGCCTAAATCGCTTACTTGATATAAACCTTCATAACCTTCGATGTCTTTAAAATTTTCCATTTTTTCAAAATAAAAAAGCCCTATTAAGTCGGCAGGGTCTCACGTCTGCTTTCCTAATAAGGCTTAAATAATTTTGTTTAGCTTTTTTTTGTGAGACCGCTAACAATGCAAATATACAAAATAACTCTATGAACCAGCTTCGAGTTCTTCAATATGTTTCTCAATGGAGTCTATTCTTTCCATGATTGTTTTAATATCACTTTCAAATAATACTCCGATTGATTCCTTAGCGTTTATTGCGGCTTGTTCTGGATGCACTCCTTTTGTAACATAGTCCACAAATATTTGGCGGACTGCAACTACCTCTTCCCTCATATAAAACTCAATAAGGCTTTGATCTACTTGCTTATCCTGCTCTAGCTTAAATAGTAGGGCTTGTATTTCCGTGTTGGTCATATCTCGTATTCTCTTTCAATGGTTTCTAAAATTCTACCGCCTTTTAAAACAATTTCCTCAATACCAAACTTATACTCATTTCGGTTGTTCCTTGTTTTTTTTATCACTTTTTTCCCCTCCTTAGCTTTATAGAATACAACAATAACATAATATCTCTTAGGTTTCAGAGTAATAGTTCCATCCTCGGATTCTGTTTTTGTATACTGGCTTTTTTGAAACATAAATTGATAATCCATTACACATTACAGTACATCTTGTT